AAATAGCGCCAAAAGATATGAAAGACAACGGACACCACCCAAATTATAAAGGATAAAATTATGCCAACAGCACTATTTATAACAACAAACGATTTAAAACGCAACACGATAGTAGACGGGAACGTGGATATCGACAAGTTTATTCAATTTATTAAAATTGCGCAGGAAATACATATACAAAACTATTTAGGTGGTGCTTTGTACAATAGAATTTCTGATGATATTATAGCAAATAATTTAACGGGTGACTATTTATTGTTAGTCCAAGATTATTTAAAGGATATGCTAATACACTTTGCAATGGTGGATTACTTACCATTTTCTGCTTATCAAGTTTCTAATGGTGGAGTTTACAAACACACCTCTGAAAATAGTGCTAATGCAACAAAAAATGAGATTGATTATTTAGTCGATAAACATAGGGACTTTGCTCAATTTTATACTCGAAGATTTTTGGATTATATGTGTTTTAACAACAATTTATTTCCCGAGTACACAGCAAACCAAAACGGAGAAATGTATCCCGATCACGACGCAAATTTTGTTGGTTGGGTATTATGATCAGAAAAAGTAAACCTAAAAAGAAAAATATAGAATTATTATATAAATTCTTAAAAAAAATAAATACACCAAAGAAAATAAATTATGAGTGTAAAAAATGAAGCTAAAATATTTTCTATACCAAGTGGTCAAGTTGAGCCAAAATTAAATTTTTGTAATAGTTTTGGTGGAAAAGGTTATTCAGTTGGACAATTACCGATTAGTGTTAGTACTTATGGTAATGCCAATCCAAATTACCAAGACGGAAATAGACACGCACGTTGGTACACAGATGCACCAATGAATAGTTTTTCTCGTCAAGGAGTTTGGTCAAGGCAAGGCAATGGTGTTGGTTGTAATGATAAAAGTAGACCAATCATTGATTTTTCTAATTTTGAGGATAATTCTTGTCCGTCATTTTCAATGATACCACACACTCAGCAGTACCTTAAATCAACTGAAAACCTTTTAGATAGTAATAATTGGTCGATAGCAGGTTTACAACAAGTAAATTCTGTAACCAATGACGTTGATCCTTATAATGAAACATTTTTTAGATACACAAGAACGGGGTTTGGATCTGTTCCTAGTCCATTACTCGGGTCTTTATATCAAAAAATAGGTTATAATATTTATGGTTCTTTTATATTATTAAATGAATGGTCGGCAAGTGTATTTCTTAAAAGAGGATCATTAAACACTCAAGTAGGAATACAATTACAAACTAATAGTTTTTCAAGCGATCATAACAACTACGCAATTTTTAATTTTGATACAGAACAAATAACTTCTTTAATTTCGCCGACTGATGTACAACAAGGTTGGTTAGATGAATTTAACGTAGAAAAGTATAACAATGGGTGGTATAGAATACAAATGCGAGTAAGTTATAGTTTTTTACAGAAAAAAGGACGATATTTTGCTTTATATGCACTTGAACCCGATGTTACCCCTGCACAATGGAAACAAACCCACGATGTTGGTGATTATGCAAAAGCTTTGGCAGATGTAGGGCAATATTTTGATGTTTCTAAACCTAATGTAACCACAAGAGGAAAAAGAGTAACAGCGCCACCCGAAAGCCAAAATAATTGGGCAAGTACAAGTGGAATACAACCTTATATTACAAACACAAGCACCCAAAATGTAGTTTTCCAAACAGAAACACGATTTAGACAAGTGATCGGACCAACTACACAACCTGCAGGAGTAAATTATTCTTATTATTTTGACATTTGGGTTTCAGATGATACACCAAAAATATTTGCTCAATTTTACAACGACAATGTAATTGCAAACCCATTTTTTATAGCTAATACTATAAATGAAAATTATTACCTTAAATCTCCAAAAGGAAAATTAAGTGTTTGGGTAAATGGTAACACACCAACAGAACAAGGTATGGTAGATTTACCATATGGACAAAATAAAGTGGTTTTCCAAGATACGGGAATTTGGATTAATGGTGTTCAGTATGATACTGACAGATCTTTCCAAACGGGAACAACTTATTTTAAAACCGATAAAATTTATGGAACTTATTTTGATATGAGAGCCGAAACAAGATATTGGATAAAATCATTTGGTGTTTGGGAAAGAAATTTAACTAATCTTGAAATACAAGGACTATGATACTATACAAAAAATACGTTTTTGACAATGCAGAACAATACTTAAAAAAGGTTGAGGGATTACCTGCAGATTTAGGATATACACCAATTTTGTTACCAAACCCGATTAAATCAGAATTTGCATTGCATTTAGGACACGATAAAACAGATGAAAAAAATATGGAGGTTGAAGAAGATTTAACTCTTGCAGTTGATGTTCTTTGGGAAAATATAACCGAGAGCCCATACGGGTGGAAAACATATGAAATTAACCCCACCCAACCTTGGAATAGAGTTTTGGGTATTGATCAAGAATAAAATGAATTTAACAGACTTTAAAATATATGCTTTAAATGGAAGTAGCTTAATGATTAGTTTTACTAATGTAGATGCAGTATTGAAAATATTGCTTTTGTCGGTATCAATCGGTTACACTTTAAACAAATGGTATTTAATGAATAAAAATAAATAAAATGAAATACGCAAACGGGTGGGGTGCAATGTACCCTCTTTCTAATTTTGGTTTTGGTGTCGTGGAAACGGATCAAACCGTATGGAACGATATATTTCCAATAAGATATGGTTTTCACACTTCAAGTGAAAGCAAACAAGGTTGGGTGGCAAGTAATAGTAGTGGTGGTTTAGAGGGAACTACAAGGGGTTTAATTTGGACTTTAAATTCAGGTGTAAATTTTCAACTTGCACAATCGGCAAACAATTTAAATATAGACACTTCAGAAAGAAAACCAAGCAGGGTAATTGTTAGATTTAGTAATAAATCGGGCGATGTAAATAACGACAAATATAAAATTAAATTAGGTATGGTCGGTGGATCTACTTTCAATTATGATTTTGTAGTTGCTGATTTAACTGATTTTAAAAACGTACAATATTTTTATATCGATATACCAAGTTATGCAAATGATGAACTTGATCGAATATCAATACAAACAAACACTACAGCATCAACACCCGTTTCGGAATTAAAAATACACCAAGTAATAGTAGGATAATATGATAAAAATTTTAAGAAGATTTGCTAATTGGCTTGAACAAGCAAAATGCAACAGACATAATAAGTGGAATGCTTTATTAGAAACCTTAAAAACTAACTGCAATTGCGAAAAATACATAAAATAATAGTTCATTGTACAGCAACTAAAAGTGATCACAATGTAACCACCGACGATTTAAGAAAATGGCACGTTGATGAAAGAGGTTGGTCGGATATTGGTTACCATTTTTTTATAGATTTGGAGGGTTGCGTACACGAATGTAGACCAATTGAAATAACGGGCGCTCACACTAAAGGGCATAATTACGATAGTATTGGAATTGCTTATGCAGGAGGTATTGGATCAGATAATGCTTGGCACGATACTCGTAATGATCAACAAAAAGAAAGTTTGGAAGAATTATTATGTTCATTAAAACTATTATATCCTAAATCTATAATTTATGGGCATAATTATTTTAGTGAAAAAAATTGTCCAAGTTTTGATGCAAGAGACGAATACGAATGGATATCAGATTTTAGATAATGAAAAAAATACTTAATTTTTTAACGGGTAATGTATTAAAGGAAATTGGTAAAGTAATAGACAATATTTTTACCAATGATGAGGAACGACAACTTGCCAAAAATCAATTAGTTCAAATAATTCAGCAAAAGGAATTAGAACTACAAAAAATGCAAACAGAAATAATAGTTGCCGAAGCAAATGGTAATTGGTTACAAAGAAGTTGGAGACCAATACTTATGTTGTCTTTCGGGTTTATAGTTATTTATGTAAAATTTATAGCACCTTTATTTGATCTTAAAATACCCGAGTTGGAAAATGAATTTTGGAATTTACTACAATTAGGTATTGGTGGTTATGTAATTGGTAGAAGTGCCGAAAAAATTGCTGAC